CCGGCGCGTCCCGCCAGGACGCCCTTCTCACCGGGGGCGATGGCGTGCTGGGGAATGCCGTCGTTGAGCCCCTGCGCCCACGGGTGCGTGGAGCCCCACCCGTGCAGGGCCTTCCCGTAGGTCTCCGTCTTGAAGGTGTCGGCGAGCTTCGGCTCCGCGGCGGCGGACGTGTCCCGGCCTACCCGGGCGGCCTCGGCGAGGGCCTCATCGACGGCCTCGCCGGCGCGCTCAGCGAATTGCCCGAATTGGTCGCGTACATAGACCCGATTCCGTATCTGGATGGTCGCCATTAGTCCCTCCGGTACGGGTCGAGCAGCTCCTTCGACTCCGACGGGAGGGCGAACCCGGTGCCCTCCCCCGTCGACCAGGAGCGGGAGTAGGAGGCGATGCTCTCGGCGTCCAGCTCGGGGTTCGGCCGGCTCGAGCTGAGGAACCCCGAGATCGCCAGCCAGCCGGCAAGCTTGACGTCGTTCGGGACGGCGCTATCCGCCCACCCGAACGTGGCCGTGACCTCGATCTTGGGCTCCCGGGGGATCATCCACCAAAGCTGGTCCAGGTTGTACGTGAAGCCCATTTCGGGGGAGACCGCCCACGGCTCGCGGCGCGGCAGCTCGAGCCAGGTGACGCGCCCGTTCTGTGTCTGTGGCTGGTAGCCCGTCGAGGAGATCACGGTTCCGGTCTCGACAACCTTGACCTGGGTGATGTTCACCGCGTCGTCGATCTCGAGCACACCCGAGCCGTCGTAGAGGTACTGACGCGCCTCCGTGACGGGCTCGGACTCGAAATCCCGGTCGACGTAATTCTTGATGGCGTCCGTCACCGCCGGCAGGAGGAGGTCGATGGCCGCGTCCTGGGACGTGTCACCGGTGGCGATGCCGGCCCAGGTCTTGTAGTTGGCGCGGGTCAGGTAGGCCATGCCCGTAGTCTACCGTAACGGCCGACTAAGAAGTCGGCGGCGGGGACCACACCCCCAATGGCCCCCGCCAGTCGGTGACCTCGTGAGGGGTCAGATTTGGCTAGGCGCTACTCGTCCTCGTCGGGGTCTTCGACGTCGACCTCGGTCACCGGCGACTCCTCGCTGGCTTCCGGCTGGGGGACGGTCACGCGCTTGCTGACCTCCTCCGTGACCTCGACCTCGACATTCGCTGCGGGCTCGTCACCGGAGACCTCATTCGGGCTCTCCTGGTCGTGAACCTCGAGCGGGCTGGGCGACTGGACGCCCTCCGGGACCTGGACGGCCTCCGGGCTGTTGGGATCGGTGACCTTCTCGTCGCTCTCGACGAGGACCACACGCCCCTGCTCGTCTCTCGTTACCTTAGCCATGAAGCTCCTCCTAGATCCCCGCCAGGCCGGTACCGCTGATGACGCTGAAAGCCTTGGGGTAGCGGGCCGCGGTGAATCCGACGTCGCGCTCGCCTCGGAACACGGTCTGGTTAGACGTGAAGTAAACATGGCTCGACTGGTCGAACCGGACGCCGCCCGAGTCCAGCACCAGGCCCTCGTCGAATGCTCCGACGATGATCCGGGACTCCGTGCCGCCGCCCTTGTTGGTCGGGATGTTCGGCGTGGTGTAGACCGGAAGCCCGAACAGCTCGCCCCGAGGAACCTGGCCGCTACCGTAGCCCGGCAGCGGGTCGTTGCCCCGGCGACCGAAAGCGGTCGAGCCGGCACCGATGAAGTAGGTCGAGGGGGACGTCGCCTCCCGGCCCTTGACGATGAACGCCCAGGTGCGCGGGTGCATGACGATGGCGGTCGGAGCCTCGAGGAAGTTGGTCCAGACGGCGGTGATCGCGTCCACGATGGCGTCGAGCAGCTCCGGGACGGTCGGAGTGGCGTCCGTGTAGACCACGGAGTTGATGCCCGAGGTACCCAGGATGCCGGTCGGCTGGCCGGAGCCCGTGCCGTCGATGTAGCCGATCTCGGCGACGGTGGCGATGCGCTTCGCCAGGTCGCGGTTGATGAGCCGGTCGATGGAGCGGGTCGAATTCTTGAGGAGCTGGTTCGAGGAGACCGACAAACCGGCGATGGTGAACACGCTGGCCGTGATCTCGGCGAAGGTCAGCTCGGCCTCGGGCTTGGTCGCCAGCTCGGCCACCCAGCCGGCGGTCAGGCCGGTCGCAACGCTCGTGATCCGCAGGACGTCGCTGGTGACGTCGACGCGGGAGAACAAGTTTTCGAGGACGGAAGCGTAGACGCGAAGCTCGAGAAGCTCCTGCGAAATCTGGTCGGGAACGAGGAAACCACCGGCGGAGCCGGTGCCCTGCGTCATGGCGGCCTTGCCCTCGAGCGTCTCGTCCTGGACCTCGCCCAGGCGCTCCATCGCCTTCTTGTCGCCGCGCTGGCTGTCTGCCACGTCGCGCCAGAAGGAATACTCCGAGTCCTCCGCGTAATACTCCTCGAACCGGACCGCCTTCGTCTCGGCGGGCGCGCCGCCTACGAAAGTCACGCCATCCGGGGAGCGGAGCTGCTCGATCACGCCGCCGAGGCGTCCGACCTCCTCCTCCAAAGCCTTCTTCTCGGCGTCCTGAATGAGGGCCTTCTTCTCGGCCTTCATTTCGTCAAGGGTGCCCTGGACCTCAGTCAGCTCCTCGCGAACCTTGGTCAGCTCGTCGCCCTCAGCGTCAGCCTGCTTCTCGACGAGTCCCGCGGCCTTGGCCTCGAGCCCCTCGATCCGACTGATGAAGTCCTCGCCAAGGACCTCCTTGATGTCTACGTCGGGCATGGGTCAAACTGTACCAGCCGAGCGGACGTGCTATTATATAAGTATGACATTCGATCCGCGATACAAGAGCGCCAAGGGGCCAACAACAAGAGGGCGTCCTCGGGAATCCATCCGAGACCGGCTGGACCGCCACAGTCGCCGCGTCGGGGACCATGTAATCTGGACCGGCGCGACGAACGGGGAGTACGGCGTCCTTGGCTTCTACCGCAAGCCGGAGCTTGCCCATCGCTTGAATTGGGAGGACCTCGTCGGACCGATACCGGAGGGTCACGAGCTTCATCATACCTGCGACCGAAAGGATTGCATCGCTATTGCCCACCTAGAGTGCGTCCCCACGGCTTACCACAAGCTCCTGCATTTCGCCGACCAAGTCAAGGAGGTTCTTAGCCCGGACGATCTACGAGAGGCAACCCGACTACATAGATCGGGTCTGTCTCTCCGACGGGTCGCGGCTGAATTAGGTCGTCAGGGGGTTCACGTCGATCATCGTCGAATACGGCGGGAAATGATCCACGCTGGCGTCTACGAGCCCCACCGGGTCGGGGGATACTACAAGGACGCCTGACCTACCAGGGATCCGAGACGGCGTGCTGCACGACCTCGAAGTTGCCGAGGTCGAACCCGTGCTTGTCCGGCCCATCGAAGCCGCCGCAATTCGGCAGCCGGTGGTAGGGTCCGGTGTTGAACGCCGCGTTGGCGTAGCCGGATTGGAGTGTCGCGCCGCTGACCTTCCCGGTGACCGGGGTGTAGGCGCGTGCCGCGCCGCCGGTCGTGTCGATCCATAGCCGGTACGCGCCGCTCGAGCTGTTCGAGAAATAGATGTCCAGCAGGAGCCGGACCCAGGTCCCCCTCGGGGCGGGGACGGGCTTCAAGGTGCGGACGCCGTTGACGTGCGTGTTGAATGCGAAACCGTCGCTCGCCTCGTCGATCACGGGGGTCGGCGTTCCGTTGATCCCTGAGTCGACGCTCTTGAATTGGAGCGCGAGCGTACGGTTTCCAGCCCCGGAGCTGGCGGCGGGCTTCAATCGAGCGGCGGGCGTCGCCTCGAGCCGGACGGACGCGGAGAGCAAGTAGCGGGAGCCGCCGCGGAAGGTATAGAGCCGGTCGTTCGTGCCGAAGCCACCAATCTGCGCGCGAGTGTGGCACGCCTGGTTCGCTGCGTCCCACTTGGAGGTCGGGCCGACGGTCGTCAGGGTCCGGTAGCCGGTGTGCGCCTGGCCGTCGAAGCCGGGGGCCGGGTCGCCGCCCGTGGCGAAGGTGTTGATCTGCTGGTCGACGGAGTCGGACCAGTTGGCCTGCGTGCTGGTGAGGAAGTACCCATCCGTCACGTAGCTCCACCCGGGCACGAACACGTCGTTGCTCGTCATCGGGTCGGCCGCTACGACCGCGCAACCTGTGAAGTGGAGCTGGTCACACAGGCTGCCCGTAGGTGGCGGGGTTGTCGTCGTCGTGGTAGTCGTGGTTGGCGTCCCCTCCGTCGTGACCGTCAACGTCGGCGGGTCCACGGCGCTCTCGCGGGAGTTGAAGTCGACGCCGTCCGTGCCGTTCTGGTACGCCTTGAAGCTGTAAGTCCCCGGGCCGGTGACGGCGCTCTTGACGTCATACGACACGTTCTGGCCGGTTGAGATCGCGCCGGCGTCCCCGAGGGCAGCCCCGGATGTTAGGGGACGGTTGTTCCAGGTCACGGTCGCCTCGTCCCAGGCGTTGTCGATCCGGTAGAGCCCCGGGCCATCGGCCGTTGCGCTCGTGGCGTGTAGCGTCAGGACGGCGCTCGTGATGGGGCCGGTGGCGGCGACATCGAATTTCAGCACGCTCTGGACCCGGACCCCGCTGCCGCCGTCCGTCCGGAGCTGTCCGGTCGGGCGGGGAGTGGTCGGGGTGGCCTCGCGAACCTGGGCGTCCGCGACGGGCTTGAAGGTCGTCGTTGTGACGTCCGCGCTGGGCGCGCCGACGACACTGACCGCGAGGGCGGTCCCGGCAGCGGCGGCTACGGCGGCGGATAGGGCCTTAGTCCGCGCCCGCACCGGTAGCCGCTTCTGTCCCTGCCTCCTTGCTTGGTTTGGCCGCCTTCTCCTCGGCGGTCTCGAGCAGCCCCGTAATCCGCTCGAGCTTCTCTCCTACGTACTCCCGCACGGTATGGACGATCTGGCTACGCTCGTCCTCCTCCGCGGCCTCGAACGCCTTGCCGGCGACCTCGAACATGGTCCGCGGGTTGATCGGGAGGGGCGTGACTGAAAGCTCCTGGAAGTCGACCTCGTAAATCTTGCCTGGCTCGCCCATCCGGGGGCCGCGGGCGCCGCCGCGCCGCTTGAAGGCGCCGCCGACGGAGAAGCCGCGGATCGTGCCGCGCTTCACCTTCTCGTAGACGTCCTCCGCCCAGCTCCCGGCGGTCGGCTTGTCGATCCGGGCCTTGACCCACAGCCCGTCCTCGCGGACCTTCGCCTCGAGGACCTGGCCGAGCGCCTTGTCGTACTGGTGGTGGTACGTCAGGATCGGGTTGGTCGACAGGAACGACTTGAGGCCGTCCTCGAACGCGCCGGGTTCGAAGACCTCCTGCTGGCGGTCCCACAGCCAGTCGGCCGCGAGCCCCTCGATGATGATGTCACCGTCCTGGGTTTCATGCAGCTCCGCCTTGCGGTCCAGCATGAAGTCCGCGGTGAATTTGGCCTCGGTCCTCACGGGACCGAGTCTATCACTCGTCCGGACTCTGCTCGACCTGTTGGGAGGCGATCATCAGGGCCTTGGCGAAGGGCTTGTCGACCAGCTCGAAAACCGCTGCTACTGCGAAGATCCCCCAGGCCAGGGGGCTCGCGCCGAGGGCCACCAGGACGGCCGCGCCGAGGACGAGGGCGCCGGCGGGGCTCATATCTGGACCTCGTCGAGCTTCTTGAGGACCTCCGGCGAGTGGGCCGCGAGGCAGCCCTTCCGAGCGCAAACCTGTAGTGCGATCACGGTATCGTCGATCTGCTCCCACCGGTGGGCCAGGAGCTTACACCGGAGCGTCGTGGGGGCCTGGGTGTCCCGGTCTCGTAGCTTCACAGTCGTCCCTCCTTCTCGAGGTACCGCTCAAAGGCGGCCTGTTTCGCCGCGGTGCGGGCGGCGGCGGTGTCGTCGGGATCGGGTTCGGCGTTCTGGATCACCGTGGTCTCCTCGCCACACCCCGGGCAGACGCGAAACTCGTTGGTCGCGGGGAGGTCCCACGCGTCGATGCTACAGCGCCGGATCACTTTGGGGCTCGGGGGCGTTGCGGGCCTCTCGGACCCTGGGGAAGCGGCCTGCCGCGTCGCAAATGGCACATACTGTGGCGAATTGAGGCTTACCATGCCAGTCTGTGTAAGGGACCGCGGCCCGAGCCGGTAGGCCACAGCCGCACGTACGTCCCCCAGCGCCCGCGCGAGGGTTCTTGTACTGAGCACCCACGAAATCCACGCGGTCCGGCGTATGCGGGTCAGGTAGGGTCCGTCCGCCAAGGCGAAAGATGCCCTCACCGACCGCGCGAACCTCAGCCTGCGACGTCCGTGTCTCGGACCACCCATACAGGTCAGCCATTGTCCTCGGTCGCCTGTATCCAGCCGGCGACCTCCCCTCGCTTCACGACCTCGGCGACGACCTCGATCTGGCCGAGCGCCTCGTAGGGAGTCATGCCGACGACCCGGTAGCCCCTACGGAGCTGCCCGTCCTGGTTCATTCCGACCAGGATCTCGATTCGCCCCGTCTCGACGAATTCCTCCTGGTCCTCGGCTGGTCTGCCCTCGGGCTCCATACTCCGAGTCTACCACGTCGGGCTCACACCCCGCGCGGTCGCGCTCTACGTCCTCCGCCAGCTCGGGGTTGTCCCACTCCCACGCCTGCACACGATCAGCCTCCCTTCCGCTTGATCCACGGGTTCCGCCGGCGGTATCCGCGCACGGGGACCCGGCCCTTGCCGCGGTTTGGGCCGCGCGGGGAGCGCGAGTGCCCCTTCACCCGGCGGTTCTTGCCGTAGCCGCGCCGGCGGGCCACTATGCCTTCGCCCTCTGGCTCGGCCGGCCGCCGGGCTTCGCCGAGATCGGGCCAGGCTGCGGCCCGGGCTTGCGGCTGACGAGCGCGTCGTCCGGGAATTTCCGGGTGTTCTCCGCCTTCGGCGGGCGCCCGGCCTCGCCACCCATCGCTAGGTCCTTGACGTCGCTCTCGTTGTCGTTCTCACCGGGGAGGTTGAGGACCCAATCGTCGCGCTCGTCTCCGAGCGGGTCGAGCAGGGCGGCCTCGCGGACCTCGCGGACCCGGATCCCGGGCAGGGTCCCCAGGCCGGCCGCCAGGTCGAGGGCGTCCTCGGGCGCCATCGTGTACTCGTAGTCGATCTTGAAGTCGAGCCCCCAGGCGCGGGTGACGGACAGCGAGATCGTCCGCTGTAGGCGGTTGAGGAGCGGCCGCATGGTCTTGGTGTCGAAGATCCGCTGTGCCTCGCGGGCCGCCTTGACGTCGGCGCCCTCGAGGTCCCCGAACAGGAGCTTGGAGGTCCGGAAATGGCTGTCGATCCGCTTGAGCGACATCTTCGACATCTCCGCTAGGCCAGCGTCGGCCGCGCTGCCGCTGATGCTTTGCCAGGTCATGCCGCGCTCGAGGATCGGGACCGTCCCGGAGTTACCCGGGCCGCTGTAGAGCCCCTGCATGATCCGGCGGAGCTTCTTGAGCGACTCCCGCGTCACGGTGCGGTCGGCGAGGATGAGTCCGAGCCACCGGGCGCCGCGCTCGTAGAAGGAGGCGGTCGTCTCGGTCAGATTCAGCTCGGCGTCGTAGACGCGCGGGCCGCCCTCCATGATCCCCAGGCCCTTGTAAGGGTTGTGCGGGTTCGGCAGCTTGAAGTGGACGACCTCCTCCGGCTTGAAGCTCAGGGGCGGCTCGCCGGGGACCTCATACTCGTACTTCTCGACGAGGCGGGACTTCCCGGGCACCACGGTCAGGAATTGGGGCGCGAGGCGGTACAGCGCGAGGGGCTTCCCGTCGTCGTAGATGCGGAATTTCAGCCAGAAGGCGTCCCCGACCAGGAGGAGGTCGATGATCGTCAGCTCGAGGAGGTCGACCCACTGGAACCAGGGGTTCGGAGCCTCGATCAGCTCGACGAGGGCCTTGTCAGCCTGCTCCACCGAGCGCCCGTCGTCCCCGGGGTCCCGCTGGGTCTTGACGACCTTGCCGCTCGAGACCTTCTCAAAGTGGTAGTCCGCGCTCGACGCGGTCTCCATGATGAGCCGCACGTTCGTCATCACGCGGTCGACGGCGTTGTTCCCACCGTACGCGCTCAGGTGACGGCCGGCGATCCCGGGGCCGATGCGCTTGCCGCGCGGGTTCCCGTAGATCCCGGGGTCCGCCACGGCGTAGTCGCCCGCACGGAGCGCCTTCCCCTCGATCCCGAGGCCCCCGCGGATCACGTCCCCCATCAGACTCATGCGTCCAGCTTATCAGCCGAGCGGCCGCCCCGATCAGTCGAGTCCCTACCCTCCCCCCCTCTAGAGGGGGGGAGGAGGTAAGGTACTCACAGATCGCATGAACAAGCCATCTGGCCTCTACGTACCTTTTGCGTAGTTGATGCTATACTTGGTGTATGGGTCAGGCGTGGAACGACAGCCATCCCCGACGCCACCGGGCGGCGCAGCAGAAGCACCGCCGGTGCCGCCGGCAGGCCAAGCTCGACGCCCTCCCGCAGGACGTCACCCTCGCGCTCGAGGCCGCCGCGGACGCCCAGGCGTTCCGCCGGCAGATCCGGCGTAAGGCCACCCCGGGCGGCGAACGAAACGAGCGCATCCTCGTCGTGCTGGACCGGCTCGCGGACGCCGCGCGGCCGCTCCGGTCGGCGATGGGGATGGTCGCCTACGGATACATCGAGGACGAGCAGCTCGAGCGCGACCTCACGAAGGCGTCCCGGACGCTCCAAGCGGAGCGGAAGGCGCTACGGAGGATGCTGCGATGACCTGGTTCCTGCTGCTCGAGCTGTACCTGCCCTACCTGCCGGCCCTCATCAGCCTGCTTAGTTAGTGCCGGGCGAATAACCTTGACGACAGGAGCCCTGTCTTCAAGGTTAGGGGCCTAACCTTGAGTAGCGGACCCGCACTCTGCCGGCCGCCTCTCGCTCGTTTAGCCTGACGCCCGACTACGTTGCGGTAGCTGGTGTCCGGGGCGGCCGCCCCTTTTACCTGTTGACACCGGCTCGTGCGGGTCCTCGCGTAGTCTATCAGGAGTAGGGCTCGTAGCTGTAGAGCCGGTCGCCAGCGAAGTACATGACGCGGTACAGCTCCGCCTCGTGCCGGCTGACGTCGATGTCCCCCGATGTGCCGACGGCCACCGCGAGCCCGTTGACGCGGAGGTCGAAGCCCTGGCCGAAAGTCGCGGGGTTCCGATAGAGCCGGACCTTGCCCTCCCCCGGCGGCGCGACGAAGCCGCCCTCGATGATGCCGATGATGGCCTCGTCGACCTCGACGGCGACGGCCCCGAGGACGTCCTTCTTGATCGCGCCGGAGAGCGCGACGTCGATCTCGGTCGAGATCGCGCCGGCGACCGTCTTGATGACGACCCCACCCAGGGCAACGTCGACCTCGATGGCGACCGCGCCGGCGACCACGATCTCCGCCTGCGCGACGTCCTCCGCGCCGAAGCGCGGCTGCACCGGGTCGTCGAGGACCTCCGGGGCGATGATCTGCGCTCGCCACTGTGGCGTGTCCACTGGCGACGGCCTCCAGGCCCCGCCGGAGGCTCCCGTCTGGTAGTTGGCGACGTCGAAAGGTGCGCCGTTGGTGCCGCGGCTCACGGACTGGTAGCCCCAGGTCGCGGCGGCTGTGCGGAAGACGGACATTAGTCCTCCTCCCACGCGACGTAGACCTCCGACTCCGGCCACCCTACCGCCGAGGCGGTCATGGCGGTAATGCCCTTACCGGGCGGAACGACCAGTGGGTAGTCGGGGTAGGGCGGGACGAAGACGTACTGCCAGCCGCCGGAGCCGGCGACCCCGGAGAACGAAGCGACGAGCATCTGCGGGAGGAACGTTGGCTGGACGGAGTAGTTGGACAGGTCGACGAGGGCGCCGCTCGCCGGCGCGGTGGCGGCGTCCCACGCGTTATCGGCGTCCGGCGTCACGGTGCTGCCGGCGGTGCCCCGGGTCGAAACGTGCCGGATCATCAGCCGGGAGGACGGCCCGCCGCCCGTCTGCGTGTTTGGCGTCACGCCCAGCTCGAGGATCTCGAGGAGTGCCGTGCTCGACGGATTCCAGAGGGTGATGACGGACTGGTTCGCGGCCGCGGTAGTGGCGGCGGCTAGCCCGCGGACGGAGTAGACGGCCACACCGCTACTCCTCCCACACGAAGTAAACCTCGGACGCCGGCCAGGCGGTCGCCTTGATCTGGATGATCGCGAGCCCGGTGCCAGACGGCAGCTCGATACCCCGCGGAGTGGGCCAAATTA